GGCTGGCACCGTTGTAGACGGATTGACAGTTGGCGAGAAGATAAGCAACCGTTCATCCGCTGATGGATGGTTCAACAGTCAAAAAACCCTGCCAGGGGTTTACGAGATCCCGTTAGGTGACATCACCCAGCCGTACCACCGCGCAGCCGATGCCAGAAACCTCGCCGCCGCGATAGGTGAGTCGGGACGAATTGACCCCCTCATCGTAGCCATCGGGCGCGACGGCACGGTTGAGATCATAGAGGGCGCGCATCGTCTGGCAGCATTGCGGGCGATGGGGAAGAAGTCTTTCCCGGCAATGGTCGTCAAAGAATCCCCGCCGACGTTTACTGTCAGCAAGATGGGCGACAAGTTTGCCGTGCATCCAGAGGGCAGGTCAAACGCCGGGGACATCGTATCCCGCCACGCCACGGCGGACGAAGCCTGGGACGCGGCGGACGAAGCGACGCAATCATCAGCCAAGGTGGTGGAAACGCCAACCCCGGTGGTTACCGCACAGAACGTCAAAGGTTATTCCCCGGAACCTGCTATCACGGCGAAAGTCGGTGACCAGGCCGGGGTCAATACTAAACACCGGGAGTTCGAGACGGACCTTGCGACGTGGGACAGGACCACGCACCCGGGGAAATCAACATCTATCAACGGCCAGTTGAACATTGCCCCTGGACGGCCCAGTACGCACTCGCTTATCGTGAAGACCTCTGGGGGGTTGGATTTTGCTGACGTCCCAGGGAAGTTCAATGGTGAATCACTGACCGAAGCGCACGAAGTGATGCACGGGTATTTCAGCGCGGACCCGGATGCCGGGCACCGTGCGATGAAGGCATTGCGCGGGTATTATGGTGAGGAACCAGGAGAGGGTGCCCTTGAGGCGCTTATGGACCTCGGGAGGACGTATGCTATTAGCCCGAATTGGCTTGAACATGAGCACCGCGACCTGTATCGTATCGCAAGAGAATGGCTGGGTGACAACCCCGTCAAATCAATTGCCGACGCCAATGCCCGTATGGCTGAAGAGGCGATTCTACGACGCGGAGCAAGCGGAGGACCGATGGCCCGACGGAAGGTTGGGGGCGTGGGTCTGGATGTGCAAACCGTAGGAGCAGATACAGGCAATCCTCCACCGAAGGTAGAGCCACCTGTTGCCGCACAGAACGTCAAGCCCTCTAAGACGGTAGGAGTAGAATCTCCGACACCCGTAAAGGGAACCCCCAAGTCAGCAGATGTGCCCACAAGTAAACCCGTGGCCGAAAAGCCCCTAGAAGCCCCGCAGCCGAAAACGGGCCCCAAGAGCATCGTGGACATGACGCCCGAGGAGTTCGCGGCGCACAAGGCGGGGCTGGGCGTACCGGCAAAGGCACCGAAGAACATTGCCGAGTACCGCGCCGCGAAGAAGGGCATGAGCGAAGACGAGCGCATCGTGGCGCTCAGGAACCTGCGTGCATCGGCGGCGTCAAGTGCGGCGAAGGGACGAACCGCCAAGCGCGGCGGCGGCACCATCGGCAAAGCGGACATTGACATCGCCGTGGAGTTTGCAGAGGTCTACGTCATCAAGGGTGCCAAGACGGTAGAGACGCTCGCGAAGCACATGGTGGACGAGTTTGGCGAAGCCATACGACCGCACATGGAGGCGATTGCGAAGCGGGTGGGCATTACTGCCAGGGAAGCGGCTGAAACGCCTGTGCGTGGCGCAGAGGGGCCTAAAACGACCACACCCGGCGCAATCCCTTCAACGCAGGCGCTTCGTAACGAGGTCGCCAACGAGACGCGTCGCGCTATGGGACTTGAGGATGTGCCAGAAGCGGACAGGATGAGTTTCGCAAGGGCGGTGGACGATGCGGCAGACCGCGCCAAGAGTGATCCTTCAACCCATGAGAAAGCCCTGTCTCGTGCCGACGACATCAACACGGGGCGATCCAAAGAACCGCTCACGATAGCCGAGGACGCTGACAACCTCGTGGCGCGGAAGCAGTTGACGAAGAAGTACAACGACCTCACCGCCAAGATCGCGAACAGCCGTGGGGACAAGGTGGAATTGGAGAGGTTGAACGCCGAGCGCGACGTGCTGAGATCGCAGTACGAATCACTCACCGACGCATCCAAGTCGCAAGGCACGGACATCGCGAGACGCATGGCGTTCAGGCGAGAGGACATTGACGACGACTTCACGGCGCTGGGGATGAAGTCACGCGCATCGGCAAACAAGCGCACGGGGGACTTGGGACCGCTCACCACCAAGGAGTCTGCCGCCTTTGACGAGATGGCGCTGAAGATCGAGGAGCGCGAGGCGGCGGTTGCGCTCAAGGAGGCAGCACTCAAGGAAGCTGACGCGGCGGCATACATCCGCGCCACGCGCCGTGCTCGTACGCCAGCAAACGAGGCCCCCGCGGCAAGGCTTGAACGGCTGTCGAAAGAGCGAACGGACTTGGTTTCTCAGTTTGCCAAACTGACAACCGAGATAAGCATGAACATTGACCCCGCAAAGATGGGGGCGGCTGTTCACATTGCGCGTCGGTTGGCCGCGAACCTGTACGACACCGGCATTACCGAGATCAAGGTCATTGCCAAGGAGATAGCGAAACTCCTAAACATCACAGACGACGACGCGTTAGACCTGCTGGCGCACCGTTCTGACAAGAAGCCTTCGGAAGCCGCAAAGACGGGCGCGAAGATCGTTCGCGAGGCCCGTAAGTTACGCCCAGACGCGGCGGCAGATGCGGTGGCAGAGGCAAAGAAGCTGGCCGACGTCAAGGTCAAGACCTCCGATGCCGAACGGGTGCTGGAATCGGGCACGCCAGAAGAACTCGAAAAACTCGTGAGGGGAGATAAGACAAGACGCAAAGCCAGCGACGAACTTGAGGCGGCGAGGGCATACCTCATGTTGCTGAAGGGACAGGCCAGACGGCGAATCGCTGAAGCTGGTATTTCGAGAACATCGAAAGTCATTCGGGGCTCGGCCCAACTTGTGCGCGGAACCATTCTGGGTCAAGACCTTGGAATCATGTTCCGACAAGGCGCAGCCATCTTGGCACAACCGAAGTCGTGGGGCAAGGGATTCACGAATGCGCTGAAGGCCGCAAGGTCGGACACCGCAATGGCGACGCTGGAAACGCAGATGCGCCACATGGTGACGGACGACGGGCGCATGGCTGAACCCATCTTCAAACGCGTAGGGGTGAGTACGTCAGACTACCTCGTAGACCCAGAGGAGATGATACTTGGAAGAACGATCCGTGGCATTGCCGACCATATCCCGTGGGTTGGCGAGTGGGTGTCTGACAGGGTTGGTACGTTCGACAGGTTCCAAGCCGCGCTCATCAACACCGCTCGACGCGACGTCATGCTACGCGCCATAAACGCCGGGGATGCCGACCGGGCTCTCCAGGTACGGGCTCATTATCTCAACGCGGTTACCGGCAGGAGCAACCTGAAGAGGGTAGGAGACGCCGCGCAACTGGTCTTCACGTCTCCACGGTACGAGGTTTCCAGGTGGGAGACGATCTTTGAGCCGATGCGGAACAGCGCCCTGGTGGTGTCCGATCTAGCAACTGGCAAGGGTTTGAACGTGGGTGCGTTGCGGAACATGAAGGACATGGCGGTAACAGCAGCCGAGTTCTACGCCACAGTCAAGATCGCGAACCAGTTTGGCTACGAGTTCGAATTCCAAAGCGACGGGTTGAAACTTCGCAAGGGTGACAAGGTATGGGCCGTTGACGCGGGTATTTCGCCGCGCCTGATGACCATCTACAACCTTGTGGACGCATACTTCAACACTGATAGCGAGAAGACGTGGCAGGGCGAGATCGCCAAGGCGGCGAAGCGTTCGATCAGTCCCGCTGTCACCACCCCGACAACCCAGTCAAGCGTGATCTACCAACGCAAACACGGAGTCGCAGAAGATGACATCAAGGACGTGTGGACTGGTTACAAACTCGACCCGCACGAGAAGGGATGGCAAACGGCTCTTCCCCTCATCTATCAAGCGACGCTTGCAGAATTGCAGGGCGGGCACGGTGCGGTGTCCGCATTCGACTCCTACATCAAGGAGTTCGTTGGAACGGCGGTAAACCGTTATCCAAAGAGGGGTTCTTCATCTTCCAAGACCAAGACCAGCAAGAGCGGCGGGTAACACAGCCCTGCCCTCTATAGGCCAGAACGACTCACACGCGCCGTCTACCGGCTTGAACGCAGCATATGACTGCCACTCGCTTGGAATGGCCCTGTAGCGGTAACAGGCGTCCCTGAGTGGGCATTCGTGGTTGAGGCACATCCCAATATCAGGCAAGGTCCACCTCCAACGCTTCCACCAGAAGACGCGTTTGGATTTGCGTGAGGCCGTTTGCAACCGCATCGTCTACGATGGCGCGCACGCGATCCATCCGCTCCTCCGCCTCTGCGAGCATCTCGCCCAGGATGTCGCGAGATCGAATGTAGCCCTCCAACAGCGCGGCCAACTCCCTGAGCCTGCCAGCCGCCTCGGCAATCGCGGCGTTCGCAACGCCGTCGCCGCTTTCGATCTCGCGGGCCAGGACGTCGAGGGCAGAAGCCAGCGTGACGGTGTCAGTCCTCATCGCTCAACCCCCACAACCCACATCCATTTCTCGCCGTCGCGCTCGACACGGGCAGGGCCAACGCGGGTGAGGTGGTGGTTGTCATCCATGAACCCCGTGCCGTCGCAATCGTGACAGTCATCGGCGTCCACGTCGTGTCCGATACCGCCGCAGGTCTGGCAATAGGGAAACAGCACGTCGCCGGGTGCGCCGCATGGACATGGATAGGGGGCATAGTGGACCGTATAGGTCAGCCCATTGAGCGAGACGGCTTCGGGGGCTATGATAAGCATCGAATTGAGCGTCTCAACTTCAGTTTGCGTCGCCTCCCGCCGAATCTGGGCCAGCGTCCCTGCCCGGTGCTGGGCCTGCTCCTCGGGTGTGAGTTCGATGGGGATGTTCATGGGGTTTTCTTGCTCTTGAGGTAGGCGGCGAGTTCGGGATAGTCGATCATGTCCTGTGGTCCCATCTGCATCTCCACTGGCCCCGCGAACTCGATAGCCTGATCCAATGCCTTCCGCAACGTCTCCACCTCTGCGATGAGTTCGGGAACCTCATCCATGAAGTCCCACGCCTTGCCCTCTGCGCTTGGACCTTGCGCCAGGGCGCACATGTCCCAATCATCGTAGAGTTCTTTGATGCGTTCTAGGTCTAGGTTCACGTCGTCTCCTCCTTGCTCCCAACCGCCACCGGAGCCGTGTACACCACGCTCTCGATGGTGGCCGTCATGTTGCCGCGCGAAGCCACGTCGGGGTATCGTCCTGGAGCCATGCTCTCATCGTCAGAACGCCCAAAATCTGCGTCGTCGTATTCGCTCATTTCGTCGTCTCCTCCAACCCCGCAGGCGGGGAAAATCCTGTGCCGTTGCATTCCTGGCACGGCTCCTCTTTGTCGTGCCCAAACGCGCCGAGGCCGCCGCAGGCGTAGCACCTGGGGGCAACCCCTGTGCGCTCGCACGTCTCGGTGATCCACGCTCGCAAGCGGGCTACCTCTGCCTGTGCCGCCAGTAGGTCCTCGCAAACGTCCTCGGGATTCGCGTGGTAGCGCCACGGCTTGTGGCAAGCGTCGCAAAACTCTGGTCCATATTGGATTCGTTCTTCGCTCATTACGGCGTCCCCTCCACGTGGGGCAACTCGCCCCTGTCCAGCCGCCGCGCAGCATCGGACCGCACGGTCTGCCCGTTGATGACCGGTGCCGCAGTTGCTATCACGTCGTAGGCTTTGCTGTACTTGGCTTCTAGTGCGGTGATGCGGGCGTCCTGTGCGTTGAGTCTGCCGACCATCACCCAGGGCATCCACGGCCATGTAAGGCCCCCAATGATGCCCATGATTGCCGCGCACAAGAGGAACGCGGGGATGTCGTTTAGGATCAACCGCTTCAACTCAACACCTTCCACAACACCCACACGGCCAGAGAGACGAGCCCCCACGCTGTCAATGCACCCATGACCCACCAAGGGATGAGAATACCCGTAGGGGGGACTGTAGCGTCCCAGGGTACCTCTGTATCCCCGTCAGCCACCAACTGCGGGCCGTGCATCCCGACGACGTGCAGGTACTCGCGTTGTTCCATCTCGTCAAGTTCCATCACGAACAAGATGTGGTCCTCCACCTCCAGCGAGTTGATCTCGGCGTTGATGCGTTCGCGGTCTTCCTCGTTCTCGCTGAACAGGGACTCCTTGTAGTCCCGCACCAGCGACGTTATTGCCAGTTCTCTTGGTGTTTTCATCGTTGTTGCTCCTTGTGACTCAATCGAAGGGATCGAACTCCTCGACCGTATCCTTCGTCGCCGTGGGTTTCGCGTCGCCCTTGTCCAAGCCCTGCACGTCGCTTGCAACCAGGCTCCAGTACGTCTTGCCGTCCACCTTGCGGGAGTCCATTCTCCCCGTGACGCTGACGAGTCGGCCCTTGGTGATGTAGCTCGTGACGAACTCAGCTGTCTTGCCGAAGCAAGCGCAGTCGAACCAGTCCGGCTCGGCGTCCTTCTTGTACTTGTTGACCGCCACCGAAAAGGCGCAGCCGTTGGTGATTGATTTGGGGTCGCTACCACAGCGCCCGACGATGCTAATGTTGTTCATTTTGTCTCCGGCATCCCCATCAGGGCGATGCGATATTCCAATACACGTCGCTCATCCTCGCGCAAGGCGTTCATCGCCGTGACACGAGCGTATTCCCCAAGCTCCTTGGGGCCCCATGCGCAATCTCCCTTTGACGCGATGTACGCAATTCGCAAAGCGTTGAACGCGTCGTAAACGGGACCTGCTGGTAAAGTGATGATTTCCATTACCTCACTCCAAAGACATCTGTCTTGATATTCGTCCAAGGAACCCCAGCCTTCTGGAAGTCCCAACATTTGCGTAATCGGCGCCACTCGGAAAGGCATCGTTTTTGCCCCTCCACGTCCACGCCCACGACGCGGTAGCCGTCTGCCGTGAAATAGATCAGGTATGCCGCGAGAGGCGCGTTCAGGCACTTCCTGTAGACCGAGATTTGGATGGCGTCCCGGCGCGACGGCCCTTTCGACGTTTTGAAGTCGAACACGGCTGCTTGCCCGTTGAAGTTGCCGATGGCGTCCACTTCGCCCCCGCACCCCAGCGACGACGAGAACACCCACTGGTCACAAACCACCAGTTCCACCGGCTGCTCGTCAAAGAACTTCCACGCGGACACGAGGTGCGGCATCACGTCTTGATACTCGCAGGCCCATGCCCACGGGTCTAACTGGTCGTTCATCGGAGGCTTGCCCTCCTGTAGAACCTGGTCCAGCCAATCGTGCAGGTCGCTCAGATCGCACCTCAACCCCCCAGCCCATTCCTTGCAGAACGTGTCTACGATTGTGCCTCTGTCCCTGGCACCGTAGCTGTTGCCCTTTCCTGCGAGGTAGTCCCTGTCCAGCAGGAACGGCTTGGGGTCTACGTCCTCCCACGACTCCACAATCTGTCCTTGAACGGGGTCGTAGGTCCGTGAGACGCGGTGCCAGACGTCCACGCTTGCGAGCATGGCGGCGTGCTTGGCAACCTCCACACCACGAGCGTACTCGTAGTCGCTGTAGAACTTGTCCAGCACGGTCGTGACGCTTGGTTCCTCACGGGTGCCACGGAAGTAGGTTCGCTTGCCGTACTTGTCGGTTTCGCGGGTGATTGGATGTTTCATTCCACTCCACCGTCCACAACCTCAAGCGCATCCCGCAACGCCTTACCCTCAAGCGGCATTGCCAGGATGGTTGCACAGGCGTCCTCGGGGTTCCCGCACTTGGCAAGCGCGTCCTTCCAGGCCTCGCGCCTCTTGTCGGCGTACTGGTTCTTGCTGACGTCGGGGTACACGAGCTTCAGGTGTCGGGCCGCGATTGCGGTGTGGTCGTCCTGCACCCCGGTAGACGGTGATTCGCTGGTTTTGCGCGTTACCGAGGGTTTGGCTACGTGTTCCTGCGTCTTGTCGTACAGCGCAAGCCCGAACTGGTAGCCGAACGTCATGGCGGCGCGTTTCATGGCGTCTGACTCGGCTTCCTTCACCGCCGACTCATGCGCCCTGCCAAGATCGGCGTCCTGCCCCTGCCCGAAACCCGTGCCCTCGCGCATCGTCCACCCGTCATCGCCACGAACCAGGATCTTCACCTTGGCGACGTAGCCGACGTACTGGAGCTTGCGGCCCTTGTCGTTCTCGCGTTCCTCCTGCTGGACGAGGTTCATCACCATCGTCTCGCGGTGCCAGCCGTCGAAGCCGAACACTTGGTTCAGCCGGTCGATCACGTACCACGCTTCCACGTAGGACAGCGTGCGTCCGCTCATGCTCCGCGTCGCAACCACTCTTGGGTCGAGCGGTTTGTTTAGTTCGTCGGTGTTGAATCCCATTACATTGCCCCCATCTTCGCCAAAATCTCGTCCGTGGCGAGGCATCGTCCAAGATGCACGCCGTCGATGAACGTGTCCAACATCCAGCGGCTCTCCCACAAGTCGGCCCCCGAATAGAGGAAGCACGACGTGTTCCCGAACTTCACGCCGATGACGTCGCCGCCGTGGTCTTTCCACACGGCGTCCTTCCCCACCGACTTGGCCAATCGCTCCACCTTATGCATGAAGAGGACATCTGCTTTCAGTTCTTCAATCGTCATCGTTCGTTCTCCTCGCATAGTCTCACAATCAGTGCATTGAGCTGCGCCAAGTACGCGTCGTCGAGTGCCTCGAGCTGCGCCCAGTACGCGTCGTAGAGGGGCTTGAGCTGTGCCCGGTACGCGTCGTCGAGGGGCTTGAGCTGTGCCCGGTACGCGTCGTAGAGGGGCTCGAGCTGCGCCCAGTACGCGTCGTAGAGGGGCTTGAGCGAGGGAACGTCGGACATCGCCCACCCAGCGTCGTCCAGCCCGCTCTTCTCCAAGATCGTCGCGACTGAAATTGGCGCGCGTTCACCGTACTCCTTCACACCGCCGAGGGCCTTCGCCAAGAAGCGGTATCGCTCCCGGCAAGCACCAGCCTCGCGCAACTCCCCGAATGTCGTGGTTGTTTTCATCGTTCGTTCTCCTCGGCGGTTCTCGCCTCACACTCGTCGCAGGTTACGCGACCGTGGTCGCACAGCACCTTGACCATCTCGTCCTCGTTCAGTTCTTCGGGGGTGGGGTCATCCCACACGTCGGGCCTCATCGGGGGCACTCCAGGTCGGGGCGCTCCTTCTCGATGTAGCGGAGCAGTTCGTCGCAGCCAACCGGGGGCCACTCTTCGTTCCCGTCGCAGGACAGGCCCTCTGGCTCCCACGGACCGTACTCGTCCTCGTCGCGTTCTGGGCTGAACGACACCTCGGCAAACTTGAGAAGCTGATCAAGCGCCAGTTTGTAGTCGATCTGTCTCATAGTCCCTCACCCCTCCTGATCTGGTCCTTGGTCAGCGGCTCAGGGTACGAGTCGTAGCCACCCAGCGGGCCGTCTGCTGGCGTCGGGTCGTAGTTGGGCGAGTCCACGTTGTGCCAACCACAGTCGGGGCACTTCGCGTCGTTCAGCGGGAACACATCCCCACAGTCGGGACACTCAATGTCGTCGTCGTTGCCGGGGATATCGTTCGTCGTCACCCCAGGGGGCATATTCCATCCGCTCATCGCCGTCGCCTCTTGTGCCGCTTGCACCGCGCCCATCGGATCTCGCGGCTCCCGTTGCATTCTGCCTTCGTCATCTTTGTTCTCCTGTCGGCGTTGAACCCGACAACCTCATTATAGGCGGTTTTTGCGCTGTGTCAAGGGGTTTGCGAAAAAAAGTCGAAAATCTTTTGACCCAGGGTGAAAAAACCGTGTATCATGGTTCCATGCAACCGACTGGACGACCCCGACTCTTCACCCCTGACCAGGAAAACGCGCTCATTGCCTGCGCTCGTGTCCAGGGCACCGCGTGGGCGGCTGACAAGTTCGGCTGTTCGCGCCGCACCGTGCAATACCTGTTGAGGAGGGGGGCCGCCGATGAAAACGGCCCCCAGGCGTGTGACGCCCCAACGTCTGAGGATACCCCATGAACGAGATGCCAGAGAGGATTTGGGCGGGGAAGTACGCTTTATTTGGAGGTACGGACTTGGCTGGTTGGCGCAAGGTGAAGCACCTTGAGGATGAAGTTGAGTACGTCCGCGCCGACATCCACGAGGCAACGGTGAAGGCGCTGGACCAGGCTATCCTTTGGGCGGGCATCGCGATCGTCGCACCCATCCCGTATATGCAAGCAACGGGGACGGTGTGGAATCTTGGACACGCACCCGAACTCGAAGCATACATCAAGGGGAAGGAATGAAGAAACCTAAATGGTGGATGCGGTTCTGTGCGTGGCTTCGCAAGCGACTGCTCCGCAAGGAGTGGATTGTGGGCGTGGATTACGGCACGTATGACACATGGGTGCTGATGGAACGGGACACTCGGACAGGGGTTGTGACGGTTCTTGACAAAGGGGTGGTCGAACATGAGAAAGCGGAAGGTTAGGAAGAAGGCTACGGAGATGACGCCAGCCGAACTCAGGGCCAGGATACAAGTTGTCGCCAAAGCCAAGTGCGACGTTTTGTGGGCGCAACTCGTCCGCGACCGCGCCAGGGGCATCTGCGAGATGTGCGGGCAACCGGGCCGCGACGCCCATCACGCCGTAGGACGACACCAGACGTTCCTGCGCCACAACCTGCAGAACGGCTGTTGCCTTTGTACTGCCTGTCATATGAGGCTGCACAACACAGAGGCGCACACGTTCTGGGAGTGGTTCGCCAAGGCAAGGCCCGAGGACTGCGCCTACGTGATAGCCAACAAGCACACGCTCGGCAAGGGGATACGGTTCGATGAGGTTTACGAACGGCTGGAGGAGATGCTATGAACTGGATGAACACGAACTGGAAGGCGCTGCTCGTCATTTTGGCGGCTGGCTACCTGGGATGGACGGTCTATAACGGCGTGATCGACAACGCGAGGGCCGCGAACTCGTACAGCAGGAGGGGCATCAAGGTGCCAATGCCCCCGATGCCGCCACGCCCACCGAAGGTGTATGGCGACTATTGATGCCAATGGCGGAACCTTTTAGCGTCCCGGCGACGTCTTAACTTATGAGCCGTGACAGTCGCGGGGATGTTTTCGCGAGCATTCCTCATTCCTGTGCGCGGACGGCGGCTCATCTCTACACAGGAGGACCACTTGAACGTAACCACCGATATCGGGAAGTTTGCAATCTTCCCCAAGTCCCTGATGGGACGACTCTCCCACGGGGCCACGACGCTCTACCTCGCCATCTATCTCTACGCAGACCAAGAGGGCGTGTGTTGGCCTGGACAGGTGAGACTCGCCGCCGACATCAACGCCACCCAGCGGTCGGTTCGCAACTGGACGAAGGAACTCATGGACGCGGGGGCGCTCACCGTGACTAAGCGAACCACTCCGTCTGGCGACCCCGACACCCATATGTACCACCTGAACACAGTACCAAAGGTGGGGAATCTGTTTCCCCAGGGTGCGGAACGAAACGACACCACGGGTGCGGAACGAAACGACCCACTAACTATAACCACTGGAACTAGACCCAATGAAGGTATATGTCGCTTCACGCGACCGACATATGAGGACGTCCTTGGATACATGAGGGAACGGAACGTACCGGACCCAGGCATGGAGTCGAAGAAGTTCCACGACTTTTACACATCCAAGGGGTGGCTCGTGGGCAAGGTGCCGATGAAGGACTGGAAGGCGGCGGTTCGCAACTGGGAACGGAACATCACCAAGCCCAAGGGTGAACGCGAATGGAACGACGTGACGGCATGAAGCCATACTACGAACACGCGGGCATCACGATCTACCACGGGGACTGCCGCGAGATCCTGCCGCTGTGCGACGCAGACGCGTGGTTTGCAGACCCCCCATACGGGGTGGGGTTGAGTGCCAGGGTGACGAAGCACAGCACCCGCGAGGGTTCATACACCCAGTTTGATGACACGCCCGAGTATGTGGCGTCAGTGGTGGTGCCCGTCATACGCCAGTGCATCACTTCTGGCAAACCCGGCGCGGTGACGCCGGGGGCGCGCAACCTGTGGGCGTACCCGCCATCTGCTGAGATCGGCGCGGTGTGGTCGCCAGCTGGCGCAGGGTGTAGCCCGTGGGGATTCCAGACGTCGCACCCGATACTGTACTACGGCAAGTGTCCTTACTTGGGCGCGGGGCTGGGTTCGCGCCCAACGGGGACAGTTGAGAACAACGCAACAGAGGAGAACGGGCACCCTTGCCCAAAGCCACCGAAGCTGATGAAGTGGCTGGTGGCGAGACTCACGCTAGAGGGGCAGACGATACTCGATCCGTTCATGGGGTCTGGCACAACACTTTGGGCAGCGAAAGCTATTGGCCGAAACGCCATCGGCATAGAGATCGAAGAGCGGTACTGCGAGATCGCGGCGCTCAGGCTGGCGCAAGACAACTTATTCACGGAGGAACCATGATCGAAGCTGAACAGGTACTCATCGGTGCCACGATGCGGAAGGGTTCGGCAGACGGCGTGCCAATCCAGCCACAGGACTTCCAGCGTCACGCCCACCAACTCATCTGGCGAGCCATGCAAGCGCACCACGCCTGCGACATCGTGCTGGTGGCGAACACGTTGGGCAACGACCTGAACGAAGTGGGCGGGCGCGAGTACCTGCTGACGTGTTTCGAGTCGGCGGTAGGACCCTCTCAGGTTTCCATCTACGCTCCGATCATCCGCCAGCACGCCGAGAAACGGGCGCTCATCCAAGCTGCATCGCGTATCGCGAATTCAGATGACGACGCCACGCCCGACGAGATCCGCGCACAGATGGAGGCCGCGCTCCTTGCCGCGCCCTCACAGTCTCCCCCGGTGGTGAACATCGCTGACATCCGTCCCTTCGGCAAGCGACGTGGAATCTGTACGGGCTGGGCAGGACTCGACGCCTGCGTGCAAACCGGGGGATACGCCATAGGGCAACAGACGGTTGTCAGCGCGTACACCAAGACGGGCAAGAGCGTGTTCATGCTCCAGTCGGCGCTTCACGTCGCGCAGAAGATCGGACGAGTCCTCTACGCCACGTTCGCAGACCTTGACAGGGACGACATCAAGCGTCGTTGGATGATGATGTTCGCCGGGGTTCGCGAACCCGATCCCTTCGACGACGCGCTTGAGTCGCTGGACAAGATCCCGCTCGACGTGTACGATGCCGCCGAATTGACGTCTGGAAGCGACGTGGAGACGTTCTGCGCCGTTGTGCGTGCCGAACATGCCAAGTCCCCTCTGGTCGCGGTGTACGTGGACTACGCGGGCAAACTGAGCACAAGGGACAAGCGGGCGACGAGCGAGTACATGACGCACACCATCTGTTCGGGCCAACTCTCGCGGCTGGCGGCGGCGACGCACCTGCCGATCATCGTGGGTTCGCAGATCACCGAGGGTGGCAAGGAAGGACGGGACACCACGAAGTCGTCAAGGGCATGGGAAGAAAACGCGGGTTGGGTGATACGCTTGAAGCGCGACGAGGGTTCGGACCAGACGGAGGTGCGGAGCGTGTACTCCCGCTTCGGCGGTTCGGGTAATCGGGTGTGGTTCAAGTGGGACAAGCAGCACGAGTGCTACAGGGAGGGCAAGGTATGAGGACCACGACTCTAAACCACTTCCACGCTGATCGCACCGACCACTGGACAACGCCACACGACGCCTACAAACACCTTGATGCTGAGTTCAGGTTCACGCACGACCCGTGCCCACTGTACGGGGACTGGGGACTACTGGAGGGATGGGGGACGCGGTGTTTCGTGAACCCGCCGTACTCAGAGATCCCGGTATGGATTGACAAGGCGAGACTTGAGATCGAAGCGAGTAGAACCGACGTCGCGGTGTTTCTGATTCCAAGTCGCACGGGTTCGCAGTGGTTCCACGACGCGATGAGGCAGGGTGCCGAGGTTCGGTTCATTCGCGGGCGGCTGAAGTTTGGTGGCGCTAGCACAAGCGCCCCGTTTGACTCGCTGTTGCTCATCTTCAGGCGGGAGGGCAAGGTTATGACCACTGAGTGCCGCATCTGCCACGACGACGCGATGGTGTTGAAAAGCGCCAACGTGCAAGTGCCGCTGTGTAGCAGGTGCTACCAGCAGGAGCGCCGCAAGCTCGCGCCCACCACGCCGAAACGCTGGGCGATGAAGTTCGACGCCTGTGTCAAGTGCGGGACGACAGAACACAAGCACGACGGCCACGGCGTATGCCGAAAATGCAACAAGGGTGACGGTCCAATGCCAACAGCACCAGAATGGGCACGGTACACTGACTACGAGCCAGATAGAAGCACCTGCGCAGACGTATTCAAGGCAAGACTAAGGGAGTCCCGTGGAAGTTAGCGCAATCAACAGGACAGAGTTGCTCCCGTGGTTGTTGAAGCGACACTACGCAAGACGCATCCCACCCATCAGCCACGCGTTCGGCTTGTACGACGGGGCGAACCTCATAGGCGTCGTAACCTACGGTGTCCCGGCAAGCGTTCACCTGTGCCGTGGCGTGTGTGGTGACGAGAACGCCAGTGCCGTGCTGGAACTGAACCGCTTGTGCGTGGAGGATGGGGTGAGCAACGGCGCGTCCACGCTTGTTGGGCGCAGCCTGAAGATGCTCCCGAGCCCAACGGTGGTGGTGTCCTACGCGGATACGGCGCAGGGGCACATTGGGTACATCTACCAAGCCACGAACTTCCTGTTCACGGGGACGACAAAGGAGCGCACCGACATAGATGCTGGGGATGGACGCCATGCAAGACACCCCCTTGGGGACGCGACGCAAAGAGTTGCGCGTTCAGCGAAGCATCGGTACGTGACGTTTGTTGGGAGCAAGTGGGACAGGCGTCGGCTACGTGAGTCCCTGATGTACCCAGTGTTGCCCTACCCCAAAGGGAAAACAGAGAGGTACGACGCATCGTGCCAGGTTGAGAAGCAACCGTTGCTATTGTTCGGGGAGGAATCTTGATTAGGTTCAAGGCAAGACTAAGGGAGGCGAGGGGATGAAGATATCCAAGACAACCGCACTTGGGTGGATTGCGCTATGGGCCGACCACCACATGGACGACATCTCTTGGGCGAAGTGCGCGAAGTATTCACTACCCAACGGGAGCACCCACGACAAGACAGCATCGGACCCCAAGGGCGTGTTCGTTGGCGGAGAAGCCCGCTGTGCCCAAACCGACCGAGTGGGAGGCGTACAGGGACTACGAACCAGATCGGAGATCGTGCGCTGCGGTTTTCAAGTGTCGGTTAGCGGAGGTGAGACGTGGCAGTTTCTAGATGGACAGCCCAAAAGGCCCTAGACATCTGGGCAGAGTGGCAAGGCGTGACACCAGGCGTCAAAGCCGTGAGCTACAAACCGGGTGCCAAGACATCGGCAGACATCGCGGTGGACGATCCCAAAATAGCGTGGGTGATTCTCCAGGTGGAGACGGCGCTCAAGGGCTACCCGATGATGCGCCGAGTGGCAGAGCGGCTGTATCTACGGCATGGCGAGATGACGCGCCCAACCGCACACCGTCACCGCGGAGAACTTTGGGACACCGTGGCAAGGGCGATGGAACGCGACGCACGGTTCGACAAGATGTGCATAGCCGATGCCGCGATACTTGAGGTAAAGCGTCGGAGGTCGCAGCGTTAAGATGGCTGAGGGCTGGGGGTGGTGATGATGCTCACGGGACACAGATGTGGGGACGACGGGACATGGTATCCGATAAAGCGGAGACGGCCCATACGCCGACCAAGGAAATCTTATAGTACGTTCGGCTAAAATGGCTGTCCACAATCTCAGGTTCAAAATGAGAAATAATCGGGCGGTTGACAGTTTCCACTTGACACGCTGGAACCTAAACCGTGGTACACTACGTCTGTTGATTTGGGGGTTATTATGCCTCGTGAGGTGATGCTATGAGTATCCTCCCCAAGTGGCTCATGTCTGGGCCGCGCAAACAGCCTTGCACCACGATCGTCGTCCACGCGACGGCAGGTTCCAGCCTTTCAGGTGCGCTCTCAGCGTTACGACAGCGCGAGTTGAGCTACCACTACATCATCGAGAAGGACGGCACGGTTACGAAGTGCGTCCCCATCTCGCGTGTGGCGTGGCACGCTGGCAAGTCGCTCGGCCCCCAGGGGTCGAACGTGAACCAGTACAGCATCGGCATCAGCCTCGTGAACCGCAACGACGGGCGAGACGCGTACCCGAAAGCCCAGTGTGACGCGCTGTTTGTGCTATGCGACGCGCTCATGGACTCTGAGAAGTCCTTGCGGTACGTAACGACGCACGCTGTCATCTCGCCGGGGCGCAAGACAGATCCGAGGGCATACCCGATGAGCACGCTGTGGAAGTGGCTGCTCGTAAATCACCCGGCTACGATCCTGTGGGTGGGACACAAATGAAAACGAGTGAGTTGGACGAGATGCAGGATAACGCCGAGGCGTTCATCCGGTGGTTCAGGGCCAGGTTCGACGTGTCCATCTGTTGCGTGGTGACGGGCTATGATGTTGTCGTTGACGAGGCGACAGCGTTCCATATGTTCGACGGTGACATCTACGCCGTCAAGGGTGCTCTAGCAGAGACGCTGGGGATGCTGTGAAACGAATTGTGCCTAGTTCGATTGGGGACGTGTTGGTGCTGGTCATGATCGGATTCGTGGCTTGGTACGCTTTGCGCCGACGACAATAGGGGGTAGCCTCTGCGAAAACTACGGGCACCGTGGACTGACGACGAGCGGAACACCCTGCTCCGCGAGTACGAGACGTGCGATTCGGTAGAGGACCTGGCTGTGCGGTTGGGCAGAACGACCACCGCCACATCTCAGAGGGCGCAAGTGTTGGGTCTGAAATGGCGCGGCCCGAACAGGGGCGAGATCCCGACCGCGAACCGTCCGCTATCTGAGATCCTGGCGGGTGCGGCTAAGGACTACAAGCGCAAGGCCGCGCATCATTCTGCAAAGCGCGAGGGCGTAACTCTCAAGCGGGACGACGATTTACCGTTCGGGCTGTTGTTCGTGGGTGATCCACACCTTGGCGATCCCGGTTGCGACATCGAAACGCTGGCGCATCATCTGGAGGTGGTGAGAGAGACTGACGGCCTCGAAGCCATCAACATGGGCGACTTGGCGAACTTCTGGGTCGGTCGGCTCGGCAGGTTGTACGCTCACCAGCACGTCACGGACGACGAGGAAATCGAGCTATGCCGGTGGTTGCTCCAAGAGGTGCATTGGGCGTTTTTGATCCTGGGGAACCATGACAAATGGGGGCCTGTTGCGGAATTGTTATGCAAGCAGTATGGCGTACCGTACGCTTCCCACGGTGCCAAGCTCATCTTCAAATGCCCGTCGTGTGAGATTCGGGTAGACGCTCGGCACGACCACAAGGGCAATTCGATGTACAACCCGAGTCACGGGCAAATCAAGCAGTCGTATCGAGGTTCGGACTGCGACATCATCATAGGCGCACACATCCACACCTCAGCCCAAACCGTGATTCGCAACGGTGTCACCGGCAAGTTGAGCCACGCGGTGAGGGTGGGCGCGTACAAGCGGCACGATGATTACGCCGACGCGCACGGGTTCGACGCCGACACGATTGGCCCAGCTTGGCTCGCGGTGATAGATCCGCTAGCCCCCGAGGAGTCGCGTGTACAGGGCTTCTGGGACGTGGACAGAGGCGCTGAGTATCTGAGGTGGCGCAGGACGGTTTGAGCGCAGGCAGGACATACCACGCCGACGGTACACCGTCGGCCCCTGCGCTTAGAGTTTGAGATGAGCACACCACACGTAGAAACAACCAGGGAAAAAGTAGACATCGCGGTGAAATACCTGCGCTGGGGTTGGAGCGTGGTGTTGTGCCTCGTCATGGCGACGGCCTACAGTGTCAACACGTTGTCAGACGTCAGGAGCAGCATCAGGACAATTGACAATGGCGGTTCATCGGCCCTTGGCACGTTCCTAGAGGATGAGCAACGGTACCGGGCGAAGTCTGATGAGCGTTGGGCCGAGATTCGCGAACGCTTGGCACGCATCGAGGCGAGGCTACTGAAATGAAGTACACTATCGCGTTCCTTGGCCCGTTCCTTGCCACGCTAGGCGCGTCGTTGTCGGTGACGCCAGCAACCGATAGGGATTGGGTTGTGCTCCTGGTAGGTGCAGCATCGGCAGGGTTGGGCGGGCTAGGCGCACGCGAGTACAATTCTGCGACGAAGAAGCGCAAGCACAGACGCAAGAAGGGGTAAGCCTTGGCACGTTGCGAGAGGTGACGAAATGAATGTACGCATCAAGGTATATGGGCGTTTTGACAGGGTGGGCGAGCAGTTGGTAACAGAGGCAACCGTCCTCATCCCCGGCGAGGTGCCGGTTAGGTGGACGGTGAAGATCCTCTGGTTCAGGGTTACGATTGTGGGACGCGTGACGGTGGAGGCGGCTTAGGGACTCAGTGCCGCGTCTGCAATGTCTGCGGCTTGGTTGAACGCCTCACAGGATGCCTCGCGGTACTGCGCTTCGGACGCATAAAGGGTATTGGGCTGTAAGAGACACTTGCCGCGCAACGCGGCAATTAGGGATAGAGCGCCCTCCAGTCGTTCGACGTACTCTTTGAACTTCGGGGTGCACCCGTGAGCCAAGATGAATGGCCCCAGGTCCGGCACGTCAGTAATGGCGCGGAACGTCTGGGTGATCGGTAAGTGTTCGTCTTTCCATAGAATCTTCATCGGGCAACCTCCAGCGTCTTGACCTCATAAACAGGCTTGCCGCGTTCGTCAGTGTGCAGCGTCTTGGAGACTTCATAGAACGACGTGGCACACGGGTAGCACACGACGACGCAACGGCCAGGGGCGGGGAGCTTGGCACGCGGGTTTGACTCCCGTAGAAACGCGCGGGTACCGTCCTGTGAGACGAATTGGGTAGCGAGTTGTCTGGTGTTCATGTTGTTCCTCCATTGAGAAAGTGTCAGTAAAGGCCCCCAGGAGACGCGCACAGGCGTTGTGGGGGCGGTTGGGTGGAAAGTTACGGGGTTAGGACGGGGAAGCGTACTTGACGGGGAGGACGCCGCGCGCGTCCCAGTACGGATCAAACGCAAAGGGTACATCAAACCACGCGCCGCCCTCGACTGCGTTTGTGAAAACGTGGGCGTGGTACCCCTTCACGAGTTCGCGGGTGCGCGGTGTGACTGGGATGTACAGGTCCGAATAATGGTTCTTCGTCGGTATGCCCTCTTCGGTGCATATCTGGTAAAGGGTCTTAGCGTTCATCTTGGTTTGCTCCTAGGCTCCCTGAGCCTCCCCAAGCTTTATGCCTCGGGAGGCCCCTTGCGGGGGCGGTTGGCAGTGTTGGGGCAGGGTTAGCGCTTGGTGGCGATAGGCGCGACGAGGGAGCAGAATTCGGCATCGTCGAGAACCTTGGCGCTGTCCCCGGCGAATGCGTTGGCGTGGCGCGAGGTTGTAACGCTGAACTTCCGCGCCGTTTTGATGTAACCGCGTCCTGGCACGAATGCCGCAACGGGGACGCCATAGGATAGGCACACTTCGCGCCCGTCGTCAAGTCTGATTGTAGTTGTGCTCATCGTGTATCTCCTCGGTTCAGGTTATATTCCCCTGAGCCTCCCCAACGTCACGCGCTCGGGAGGCCCCTTGCGGGGCGGGTGCGGTCATACGGTGGGCCGGAACGGCACAGGCACCCATGCCAGAGGGCTATCGTGGCCCGGCGAGAGGTAGTTGCGCTCCATCTCGTCGTCGTCCATCAGCCTCGAATAACGGACGATCTCCAGGACCGTCATACGCGAGGCCGACCGCTTGGAGCCGTAGACTCGCCGCCCACCCCCGACCTTTACCCGAACGATAACGCGGGGAGCATCGAGGAGCTTGCTGCCGCCAGGAACGCTCGCATCCATGGCCTCTGCCTCTGAGCGATAGTAGTAGTACCCGCCGCCGTGGTCGGATTTAGCCGACTCGCGGTACGTGCCGCCCGTGCGGTACGCCCGCCCGCTGTAGACCGAGCGCAGTTCGCCGTCTACCAGCGCCAACGCCTTGTAACCGTACTCGGCGTCGGCCACGCTCGGCAGTTTCACTGGGCGCGCCGTCTCGCCCAGCAAGGTGGCGATGACCTGGCCGGGGCGCGTCGCGGCCTTGGCCAGTTTGACGATGAGCGCCTTGTGGGCGTCCATGTTGATGACCTCGACCTTGCGGTTGCGCAGCTGCACCAACGCGTAGGATTTGCGCGGGGATGAGCCGTACTTGGTGATCGTCGTCTCGCGCCTCTGCACCAGAAGGCGCTTGGGCGAGGCCGACACGTCGTAGTCGTCGTAGTTGAGGCAAGAGCCTCGGCCCTTGCGGTCGGTGTCGATGTACTCGGCCGGCAATAGCCCGGCGGCGATGGCGGATGCGAGCAAGGGGCTTCTAGGCCCCTCGATGGCTCCCCAGTAGTTGCGTGTCATCTCGTATCTCCTAGGCTCCTCAATGGAACCTACAGAGAGTATAGGACACTTATTGCGCGAATGCAAGGGGCCACGCGAGATTTTGAGCAGATACAGCAATTTTACCAGGTGGAGTTGAGGATGGGACGCCCAAGCGAGTACACAGAGGAGACAGCAGAGAGAATCTGTGAGAGGCTAGCGTTAGGTGAGAGCCTGCTAGCTATCTGCCGTGATGATGCCATGCCGGGGGAGAGGACGGTGTACATGTGGCTTGCAGACTCTGAGCGTTATCCCCAGTTCGTGCAGAGATACGCGCAGGCACGGGAACGGCAAGCGGACACGCTCGCTGCGCAGGCTCTAGAGATAGCGGACACGTGCGAGGACCCGGCTAAGGCCAGGTTGCAGGTAGACACGCGCAAATGGATGGCCGGGAAGCTAAGGCCGAAGGTCTACGGGGACCGCATCTCCCAGGAGGTATCAGGCCCCGGTGGTGGCCCGATTGAGGTAGCCGCAGGTTCAAAAGTAGTTGATCCCAGGCTCATCCGCATAGCCTACGAGGAGCTTGTGCGCAAGGAGAGCGAGGCTCTAGAGCGGGGGGTCATAGATACCCCGGCACTGGACCAGGACGCGTGTGCGTCGATTCTAGAGGCTGAATACACGGAGGTTCCGTAGTATCTGGAGCGCGCACGCGCGGTTTTGAACCTAACGGTTCCCCTGAGAGACGACGCCGGAGCCTCTGCGTGGGCGGGGGCTCACGGCAATTGGAGGTTGGCGAATGACATTGAGGTGCGACAAGTGCGGGACGGTGTACGGGCACCGTGAGGACCACAAGTGCGTGGTAGTCCACGCGGCCCCAATGGTAGTTCACGACGAGGCAATGGTAGTTCACACCCCCGATATGGTAGTTCACAGTGGTAGTTCACGCCACGGGGCCTATGCGGACATGGACGCGCGACGGGAGTACCGGCGGGAATGGATGCGTGCGAGACGTGCAAGGGGTGAGGCATGAGTGAGCTAAGGGACGAGTTGCGGGCGTACATCGAGGACTCTATGGCGCTGGGTTACCCGGCCCCTGACAGCGCGTATGATTTCCTGGCACTGTTGGATGCGGGGCCTATCTTCGAACACAAGCGCGGCGCGGTTGATTTGCGCGAGGTGAGCGCCATAGGCCGGAGCAACCTGTTCCCCGGTGATACGATGTTCGGGGTGATGCTGAACGTTCACGGCGCGTATAGCGAGTGCGCCATGACGCAATCGGAGTACGACACGTTGGTGATTCGGTGGAAGCACACGAGGGGCACGGCATGACGGTAGAGCAGTTCGTGAAGGAGTTCCCCGGCCACGGTGTGAAGCAAAGCACGCTGCGGACATGGGCAAGCAGAGGCAAGGTGCCGTCGGGTGCTATAGATAAGGAACGCGCACGCGAGAGGATGCCTGCACCCATCACGGTCCCGGTAGTTACCGATGGGGAACAAACGGGGACGGACGGGGTGGACGGGGCAGTTATGATCCCGGTCGGTGTCTTCAGGTGTTCATGCGAGCGGTGCCGATGATGGACTTGGGGACGCAGTTGGCTGAGGCATACGCTCGGCTGTGGTGTCTGTTGCTAGACGGTCAGCCCATCAAGGTCATCACGCCAGAGGAGTTCGACGAGGGAGAAGGGTAGATGACGGTTCGGATACTTGGCGTGCCGTACGATGTGACATTTGTGGAGCGCATCCACGACGTGGCCCACAATGGCGACGATGAGCGGCTGCACGGGCAGATATCGTATGAGCGCCGTTCGATCCGGGTCTGCGACGAAGGGCCAGAGCAGACCATCCGCACGCTGTTGCACGAGATCCTCCACGGGGTTATCGAGGCACAGCACGTACGCGAGTTGATAGGCGATGACGGGGAACACTCCGAGGCTGCCATCCACCAGTTGGCGCTAGGTCTGGCCGAAGCGTTGGAGAGCCTTGGTGTTCGGTCACTGGGTCATAAGACACCCGAGGCATGAGCAGAACGCGTGTGCGTTGATTCTAGACGGCTAATTCAGTATAGGCTTCGCATATGACTATCACCAGTGCATTGACGACGTTTTCCCAGGTAGCGGGTGCTGGGGCTGACTGGGACACGCCTGGTAACTGTGCGGTGTTGGACGGTACGGTTGCGACGTTGGCTCCTCCACCGCTTGCCGGGGCGGATGTTACGAGCGACTACCTCAAGGGGTTGGACTTGGTGGAGTCGTTGCCGAAGGGTGACATTCAGGCGGTGAGGGTGAAGGTACGCGCGTGGCAGGACGACGCGGTAACGGACTGTCACTTCGAGGTAGTGGAGTTATGCGACGCGACGGGTCCGCTCTCGTTGATAAACGGGGCGGAGGACGAGGCGTTGACGGAGACGCCCACGACGTTCACGTTCACGTTCACGGCTGCGGAGTTGGCTACGCTTGCGCTGACGACGGCTGACGTTCAGGCTGCGACGTTCGGGGTTGCGCTGAAGATTCATCGGGACGACGATCCTGCGGCTGGTGGCGGGTTGCCGTACATTGATGCGGTCTGGGTCGAGATAGATATCGACGTGGCGAGGATGGGGGGGATGCCATCTGGGGACAGGTACCTGATGGTCGGGAACGGTTATCGGATGACGCGGAGAGGACACTAGAGTTATGGATATGTACAGAGAGGCCCAGCAGGGCGGTTTCCAGCTGTTGCTTGAAGAGCCGATGCCAACGGTATCAGCGGCAAGCACCCAAATCTTCGCCAACGCCCCTCCTGGCACGATGCGGGTGTCTTGGACGAACGTGGGTGGGACGTTGACGATGCGCTTCAACGGTGGCGTCGTGACTGCGACGACGGGCTTGAACTTCGGGGCCAACACGGATACCGACCCTTACGCCAAGGTGATGACCCAGGCGGCGGCTCGGAAGGTGCGGGCTATTGGCGCATCTGTGACGAGTGGGTTCATCGTGTACGAGGGTCTCTAGGTACTCAACGCATTGAGTAGTTTCACGCTGGCGAGTCTTTGACTGGCCCTAGTTCCCGAACGGGAATGAGCCGTCGGGACGCGTGCCCTGGACGCCAGTATCTTCCCGAGCGGGGTTATAGTGAGTTTATCGAGTTTACGTGGGCGGACACCGGTGTGTGACGCAGGCCCATAACCTGCGGTGGTTGGTTCGACTCCAACGCCCGCACCCAATATCGGCGGCATGGTACGCGGGGAGAACCCGCAATATTTCGTGTAGGCGACGCTAGCCTGAAACACCGTCGAGCAACTTGCACCCTGGGGGTCGCCCGCCTGGTCCACCTCCCACGGGTTGGCCCCCTCAAGTTTGAGGTTCTGTGCAGATAGCACCTGTTTTATGGGTTGTATCCGCGCAGATCAGCCACGAATTGGTCACGGGTTCGCGCCAATGAGTCGAGCCCAATCGCGGTTAGCCAATTCCGCGTGAACAACGGTACCTAAGGAGGGCCAACAAGTAACATGGCGAAGACAATTTGGAAAGGGATTCCGACACACGCGGGGTTGGCGACGACTCCGGGTGCAGAGCGGGCGATGATGGTTCATCCGACGCAGGCTCAGGACGCATACATGCCTGGGAACTTGGTTGCGTTGGGCACTCAGACGATCACGCTCATGGACATCAACTACCTGAACTTCTACAACCTGGATCACTACACCGTGACCGTGGATGGTGCATAAATGGCAGCAGGAACAGTAACGGCGCAGGCGGCTGGTCTGAAGCTGCTTTTGGGTACCACGTCGGGTGACGACAGTTCGGTTGAGTCGGTTCGCGCCCACACGATGGCTACGGACAAGGTGTTCACGGCCATTGCGCGGATTTCGCTTGAGGACGCGGACAAGGATGGGTTCTTCTTCGGGTTCTGCACCGATGGCACGGTCGAGGTGTTCTCGGCGGAGCCTGCCGACGGCGTTTACTTCGAGTCTGGCGTAGCGGCTGCGACTCTGATCGGGACGGTTGTGTCGAATGCCGGTACATCGGCTGACACGGCTACTCTTGCGACGATTTCCGACTCGGTTGGTGGACTCACGAACACGGTGGAGATCGGGATGCAGTTCTGTGCAAGCACGACTGCCGGTAAGAGTTGGGGACAATGGTGGGTTGACGGGACGGCTGTCGCCTTCACGGCTGCTCAGATCACGGCACTCACGGCGATGGTGACGACCACGGCTCCGAGTCTGTCGGCGCTCATCGGTGCGCGGGCTGGCGACACGGGCGCTGACGACGTGTACGTCCAGTACGCGTGGGCGGGGTGTGACCGCTAATGGCCAAAACACTCTGGAAGGGTATTGAAACCCATCCGGGGCAGGCGTCTACCCCCGGTAGGGAGAGGCAACTGGTTCTGCCACAGGAGCAGGCTCAGGACTTCTTCATGCCGGGGAGCATTCCTGCCTGGGGTGTGAGCACGGTGACGTTGTTCGACATGAACTACGTGAACCTGTACAACAAGGACTGGTACACCGAGACGCTGGATGGGACGGGAGTCATCTCGTTGTCGGCGGCATCTGCCGGTGGTCATCTGCTGACGTTCGGTGACGCGCAGAACGACGACGCGTTCGTGACATCGACTCGCGCCAACACGGTTGTTGCCGGGAAGATGCACACGGCAATTGCGCGTGTTGCTGTCGAGGACGTAGACCAGGACGGGTTCTGGTTTGGGTTCTGGACATCCGGGGACGCCGAGATTGCTCAGGCTGAACCTGCCGACGGCATCTACTTCGAGAGCGGCGCGGCTGTTGCCACGCTCATCGGAACGGTGCGAACGGCTACGGGGGCATCCGCTGACACCGGCACGCTTGCGACCCTGGTGGATGCGACGTCGATTGAACTGGGCGTCCAGTTCTTCTGTGGCGCGGACGCGGCGTCAAGTTGGGGACGTTGGTGGGTCAACGGTGAATCCACACCGTTTACCGCGGCGCAGTTGACGGCATTGGGAGTTGCGGGTGCGGCGGCTGACGCTGTTCTCCAAGCGGGGATTGGCGGGACGCCGAACGACACCGGCACAGACACGATCACGGTCCAGTACGCCTGGGCGGGAGTAGATAGATAATGGCAACAAGAATCGAACGAGATCTTCCGTTCCTAGAGCACAACGTAGGACCGGATTCCTGGGCTTTCTGGGACGACTTCAACGACCTGAACTTCTCTGCAACGTCGGCACTTGCGAAGTGGACGATGTTGGAGTCTACGGCAGGCGCGACCGAACTTCTGAACCTCACCCTCACGGGTGGCGTCCTGACGCTGACACAGGCGGCGACCGACAACGACGTGATTTCCCTGATCGGAAACGCTGGCGTCAAGGTGTCCGACCTGAAGGCTGGCGAGACGTTGTACTTCGGCTGCCGGTTCAAGACCGAGGACGCGGACGACGTTGACCTCCACATCGGGTTGGGCCTCCACGACACGTCCTATCAGGCGAGTGCGCCTGCGGACTACGTGGCGTTCCAGTTGGTGGAGGGTGCGGCCACGCTGAACCTTCGTTGCTCGAAGGACTCGGTAATCACGTCTGCGACGGCGATTGCCACGGTGAGCGACGACACCTGGGTTCGGGCGTTCTTCGCGTACACTCCCACGTCCACTACGGACATCGGAACGCTGGAGTACATCGTCCATTCGGGCGGCACGCGGGTAACGGGTTCGATCAACACGGCGGGGAACTTCCCTGACGATGTTGTGATCTTCCCAGTCATTCAGGTTCAGAACGGGGCGGCTGCCGCTGACGTTTCCAGTGTTGACTGGATCTACGCCTATGCCTCGCGCGCGGCGTTCACGGATGGAACCGGCTAGGAGGTTATCATGCCAACACCGACCAACACAATCCGACGCGACATCACACTGCTGGAACACGGTGTCGGCCCCTCGTCCTGGTGCTTCTGGGACGACTTCAACGACTTCAACATGTCCGAAACCTCGGCGTTGGCGAAGTGGACGAAGTACGAAGAGGGTGCCTCCACGCAGCTACTGGACCTGACGACCACGGGCGGGGCTTTGATCCTCACCCAGAACGCCGGGGACGCCGAAACCATCTCCCTCATCGCCAACTCGGGGATCAAGATTTCCGACTTGATGGCAGGGGAGTCCATCTACTTCGGCTGTCGGTTCAAGACGACCGACGCCGACGACACCCACGTCCACATCGGACTCGGCATCCACGACACGGACTACATTGATGGCGTCCCTGCGGACCACATCGTGTTCCAACTCGTAGAGGGTGCCGCGACACTCAACCTGAACATCGTCAAGGACTCGACTGAGACGGCATCCGATGGGATCGCCACTCTGGCCGACGACACCTACTGTCGGGTGTTCTTCGAGTACGTCCCATCGTCCACCACGGACATTGGGGACGTGAAGTACGTGGCCCACTCGGGCGGAACCCGTTCGCACGGGACGGTTGCGGCTGCGGGCAACTTCCCCGACGACGTGGTTATCTTCCCTGTCATCCAGATGGAGACGGGTGCGGCGGCTGCCGACACCCTAACCATTGACTGGATCTACGCGTACGCTGCGCGGTCGTCGTTCACGGACGGCACCGGCTAACCCTCCGCACTTGATGCGGACTGCCCATTCACGAGTGGGCTAACGGGGACTCCTTCGGGGGTCCCCTACAATTCCAGAGGTGGAAATGAAACGAGTTCCAACGGTCGCGCTCTGTATCATAGCGAAGAACGAGGCGGAAAACCTGCGACGATGCTTGGCCTTCGCGAAACGCTTTGACGACGCGCTGTTGATCGACACGGGTTCCACGGACGGGACCCAAGATTTAGCCCGCAAGTTGGGTGCCAGGGTGGTGGACTTCGCCTGGTGCGACGACTTCGCGGCGGCGCGGAACGTGTGGAAGGACAACACGACGTGCGATTGGATCTTCTGGTTGGACGGCGACGACGAAATCAAGGAGGATGTCGTCCACCAGATCTACGAGAACGTGAGCGAGGCCCAGGACAACTGTCTGGGCTTCCTGTGCGACTACAGGTACCCGAACGACTACGTTGTGGAACACGTTCGGCTGTATCGGACGTTCATCCCTTGGAAGCAGCGGATTCACGAGTATCTAGCCTTCGGTCAGTACGGGGACGGAACAGGGGTCGTGCGCGTCCACTGGGAGGTCTTCCACCACGGGTTCCCCGCATATGACCAGGAGGCCCTGAACAAGCGTTCTACGCGCAACATGAGGCTGTTGCAGGCCGAATACGAGGACAACCCGACTCCGCTTGTGATGCAGTACATCGCGATGGAGTTCCAGAACGCCGGGAACAACAAGGATTGCGCCGAGTGGCTAGAGCGCGTGATCCAACTGACGCAGGGGGACGGGGCCGACATGGCGTGGGTTCCAGAAATGTACGTGCATCTTGCTCGCACGTACGTGAAGCTCGGCAAGAAGCGCAGGGCGAAAGAGGTGTTGGAGGCAGGTTTGAAACGGTTCCCCGACAGGATGCTGGAACTGTGGGATCGACACCTGAGCATGAAGGGACAGGATGGCGTTACCGCAATCGAACGGGCAAGAAGCACAGCAGAACTGTTTAGATCAGTGTCGTAGCGATCTGCTCGCGTTCACTAGATGGACGTATCCAGACTACGAGGTGTCGGCGCACCACGTCAAGATCGCCAGGGCGCTGGAACAGGTGGACAGAGGCGAGATAACGCACCTGATTATCACTTGCCCGCCTCAGAAGGGCAAGACTGAACTGCTGATTCGGTACATTCTCTGGTCTTTAGCCAGGAACCCGAACAAGCGGATCGTGTACGGCACGTACGGCGCAGACCGTGCGGAGATGGTGTCGGGTGAGATTCGGGACGCGGCGCAGACAGCCGAGTTCAAGGAACTGTTCCCGCACCTGTCCTTGGCGTCAGACTCGAAAAGCAAGGCGCACTGGAAGTTCGCCGGGAGCATGGGTTACGTCCACGCCGTGGGCATCGGCGGGCCGTCAACCGGTTTCACGAGTGACCTGTCGGTGCTGGACGACTTCTACAAGGACGCTGAAGAGGCGTACTCGGAGGTCATTCGGGAGAAGGTGTGGATGTGGATGAAGTCGGTCATCACCACGCGCAAACGCAGGGCGAACGTACCGACAATTATCCTATGTACTCGCTGGCACAGCGACGACGTTATCGGGCGGCTGCTGAAGGAACAGCCTGGTAAGTGGACGATCCTCCACTTCAAGGCGATTGACGACGACGACAACCCCCTGTGGCCCGAACGGTGGTCGCTGTCAGACTACGAGGCTGTACAGACAGACGTAGGCCCCCATGTGTGGTCCGCGCTCTACCAGGGTGAACCGGTCCCTGCATCCGGGGCCTTGTTCAAGCGCGACTGGATGCGGCTTTCAGACTCGACTCCGAGGCTTGCACGGTGGATTCGGTATTGGGACTTGGCCGCATCGGTCAAGGAACACGCCGACTACACGGTTGGAGCCAGGGTGGGGGTAGACGAGAACGGTTGCATCTGGGTTGCCGACGTTGTGCGCTTCAGAGAGGAGTGGCCCGACGCGAGGCGTAGGATTCTTGAGACGGTGCGCCAGGACCCGGCAGGGACGCTTGTAGGCGTCGAAAAGGTGGGTTTTCAGTTGGCGGCGATCCAGGACTTGAAACGGAACAACGAGTTCCTTCGGGTGCCGCTTTACGAGTTGACTCCAGACCGCGACAAGTACGCCCGCGCGATGGCATGGGCGGCTCGTGCTGCTGACGGGAAGTTGGCATTGTGCGCTGGCGCGTGGAACCGTGATTTCATTGACGAGGCACTGGTTTTCCCATACGGGAAACACGACGATCAGATAGACGCGGTTTCAGGTGCGGTGAAGCTGCTGGTTCAGATGAAGGGCGGGTACGTAAAGGACGATGTTCCCGTACACCCGAACTCGTGGGAACACTTTAGAAGGCTAGGCGGGTTCAAAACCCCCGGCGAGGACGACTGGGATGCGTAAATACAGGAAGAGAGTGGCAAGGGAACCCTCCGAGAAGAGGGTTGCGAAGGTAAGCAACGATGCTGTGCAGTTCCCGGTGACGGAGGAAACCCTTCGTACGGCGGAAGATCTCAAGTGTACATACAATGAACTGCACCCGCGCACGAACGCATCGATGACCGGCGTGTGTGACGACCATATCTTGGAGTTGCAAGAAATGGGTGCGATGCTCCTGCTTCGGGCTCGACAGTTCAAGAACAACCCGAACTCGGGGCTCAGGGCTGGCGACGTGTTCGTGACGAAGCTCGATGAGAAGGGCGGCGTGTGGAGCGTGGGCGAGACTGGCATGGACGTGGACACCGCAGAGTCGTGCGTTGTGCTGACGTACGACGAGAACGACTTCCAGGCCAAGGCGGCGAGGTACGCGCTCGACCTGGTTGTATCGGCATTCGCGCAGACGTCGAAAGCGATTCAGGGTGCGAACCGGGAAGGCCGCGAGATTCCCGTGGAGTGGAAGCAGGTGTTTACCGATCAGAAATGCGAGATTAAGCGCCTAGAAGGGGTTATCGCATCGAAAGTGACGCATCGGTGGGTGTACAAGAACACCGATCCGTTGCCGATGGTGAGGTTCGCGTAAGGAGAGGTGAAATGATTCCAAGACCAATTTTCGACCAACTAGTAGTGACGCCGACCGTAGTGAAGCAGTCGGCGGGTGGCATTTGGCTCCCAGACGGCAACGACCGCGCCGAGGGTGGTGGTTGTCGTGGAACCGTGGTCGCCACAGGGCCAGGGCGGATGATGGAATGCGGCATTGTCGGACCAATGCCCGTGGATGTCGGTGACGAGATCGTGTACAGCAAGTACGCGGGGCAGGAACTCAAGATCGGGGGTTCCGAGTACGTCGTGATCCGCATTGACGATGTGCGTGTGGTGCTGGCTTGTGCCGATCCCGATGAACTAGCCCCAGGCGGTTGCTGATGGACCCGCACACTTCCGCGCGTCTGGAACATCAGATGGCGATGGACAACAAGCGGAACTTGGAAAGCCAAGCCCACCGCATCCTCAGAGGCGACCTCGCGATAAAGGAGTGCGGACCTCGCGAATACAGACCAGAGGTGCCCGACGTGCTGAAGGGCGTTCTGCTCAGGGGTGCTGGCAACGTGTGGACCAACTTCATGGCAAGGCGCGAAACCAAAGAGGACGCCGTGAGGAAGCACAAGCTCGCGGTGCAGTTGGGTTACTTATCTGCTGACGTGCAAGTGAAATACAACGACGACGGGACGTACACGCCGAAGAAGTGATATGGGACTAGCCAAGAAAGACGACATCGAACAGCGCATCCACGAGAGCTACATGCCCGACTACCTGTCGTCGGTGTACAGGCAGATGCGCTACGCGTTCGGTGACGCGTGGGACCAGACTGCGACGTCGGTTCCAGGGTTTGACGAGGGCGAGTTCCCGTACTGGCCCGACATCAAGCCGAAGTACCTTGCCGTAGGACAGAGCCGCCGCATTTTGAACACGACGTTCATCACGCTTTCCAAGGTGATGTACAACGAGCCAGAACCCGAGTTCCCCCAGCTTGACGCCATGGACGCGAACGCTAGGAAGGGCTACATCAAAGCCCGTTGGAATGGATGGCCCATTGGAGACGACAGGTTTGGACGGCAGGAGGAGATGGCCTTCATCGAAGGTCACGCCTTCGGACTCGGGTTCTTGCAATACGGATTGAAGAAGGGGCCGACTGGACAGCAGATGCTCGCGTGTCGGCATTCCCCCACGCTGATGACGCTCGGTGACCCGACGGAGCGCGATCCTTCCAGGTGGCGAAGGGTGACGTTCGTTCACTACATCTCGAAAGAAGAGGCGTTGAAGCGATGGCCCCGCGCCGTCATCGAACCGTACGTGAAGCCGCTATTTGACGAGGTGTCGGGCAAGCCGCTTGAGATGGTGCGCCTGTTCGAGTACTACGACATGGGAATAGGGGGCGACGACCCAACTTGGGCAATTGTTCCAGGCTCATGGCACAACAAGCCCATCGAAAAGGGGCCAAACCCCTTCGGTTGTCTCCCCTTTTCCCACTACGTCCACTTCTTCGCGCCGGGGATGCGAACGCCCGTGGGTGCGGTTGTCCTGCAGATGGCGACGCAAGAGGCGCTGAACGAGTGCGAAGAGTATATGCGCCAGAACATCCTGGCTGGCAAGGGTTTCGACATTGCAGACATCAGCCAGTTCGAGCGTGCCGACCTAGAGGCGATCCGTGCTGGGCGTCCTACCCGTGTTGTACGACGCACACAGCCACGCCAAGGCGCACACGATGCGTGGGAGCGGGTGCCTGCTCAGGACATCTCCACGTCGGCGGTCAACTACTTCCAGCACCTTGAGAGACAGTTCACCACGGAATCGGGCATCACGGACTTCGACAAGGGCATCCAGCCAGAGGAGACGCGCACCCTGGGCGAGAACCAGATGGTTGCAGAACAGGGCCAGACACAGGGTTCGTGGAGCATTCGCCAGACGGTCCAGTTCCGACAGCGTTCGTTCGACACCATGGTGAAGATCGCCAAGGACTTCGACCGCGAACCCGTGTGGGTGGAGTTCTTCGACGGTAAGGCGTTCCTGAACAACCCCGAAGCACCAGAGTCGGCTTTGGATCAGGTGTTCCAGGAACCGGCAAACGCCGTGGTGAGCGAGGAATCGCTCAACTACCGCGACGTGGAAGCGAAGCGTTCGCAGCGCGTGGCACAACTCATGGCGATCTTCCCCCAGGTGCAGATTGGGCTGTTCAACCCCCGCTGGTGGGGCGAGGAAGTCCTCAAGGCGATGGGCGAGAAGGACTTGAAGGTTGCGCTAAACGTGGGCGACGAGATGGGCGCTGAACAGGCGGGCATGGGCTTGCCGATGGGTCCAATGGGGGCTGGACAAGCGCCCCCGATGTGAGGTGGTAGATGACGTGGATAACAGTTGGAATGATCTTCATCGCGACGTTGGTAGGCTACGCCGGTGGCTACAGGCACGGATTCAAGGACGGCGAGTTTCGATTCCTTGACGGGAACATGTGATCCGCGTCCAATTTATCGACTCTGTGAGTCCATTCAAATATGCCCCCGGCGACGAAACCAAGATAGCGATGGGTGGCACAGAGGCTACCGTCTGCCGAATCGCCGGGATGCTTGGCGCTGACGTGAACATGGAGTGGGAGCCAGGCTACGACGTGGCTGTGTTCCTGCGAGATCCAACGTCGGTTGTCGGCATCGAAGGGCCGAAGGTGCTGTGGATGCACGACTACCTCGTAGCGGACGACGTGACAGACGAGATCAGGGACGGCGTGAAGGACTGCGTACTCGTCGGGGTGTCCGACTTCCACGCGGCGAACATCAAGAAGCACTTCAAACGCCCAGCCGTGCGCATATATAACCCGGTGGTAACAACATCTTCCCATCCTTACAGGGACAAAAAGAAGATAATCTTCACGTCAAGCCCACGGAAGGGCTTCATGAAGACGCTCCAGGTGTTCGGGCAGTTGCTCACGCGGGACGACTCGTACCGGTTCTACTGGGCGAACCCCGGCTACCTGAAAGGACCGCGTGTACATACGAAGTACGTGCTGCCGCTCGACAGCCTCCCGCAGCCACGCTTGTTGAAACACGTCGAAAGTGCCTCTCTGATGCTCCAGTGCAATGAGGACTTCCCCGAGACGTTCGGGCTCGTGTACGGCGAAGCCAGGGCGCTAGGAACACCGGTTCTGACGACAGACCTCGGTGCAGCGCGTGAGGTTGCGGGTGCCGAGTCGGTAATGCCGCTCCATTCCACGAATACCGAGTGGTGCGACAGGATACAGGAGATTCTGGAGAGTCCCCCCGAGGTGGGGCCAGACCCTAGATTCGATTTGGAGACGGTGGCGCAAGAGTGGCGTGTGTTTCTTCGGGGAATCGCCAACAACTAGTCCACTCAATGCAGTTCTCCGAGCCTGGGTGGAGGGGCAGTCCGACGTGGGGTGTGGTTCCCACGCGCTGATCCGGAATCCAGTGAACCCCGTTGTACGGGATGATCGCGGCCTGTGGCTTCGGCGTGGCGACGGTCTTGCCGAACAGCAACCCTAGAGCCCCGAGGGGCAACATCTGCAAGAGTGAGCGTCGTGTCACTAGAACGCACTCTTGATGGACATTGTGTCACCCGCGCAGGGCGCTGATAGGCGCATCCTGCCGTACAGATTGTCAACGTCGGTGTCGGTGTCGTGGGTGTAGGCCAGACAATGCACATCCACGGAGAATGGGCCACCTAGCGTGTTCCGCACCTCGTAGACGCCGTGCCCGTCTTTGTCAAAACCAAGCGTGATGGTCTTGGAGAGTCCTAGTTTCCGGTTCCTCGCGTGGTCGAGCACGTCTAACGGTAGCAACCCGGCGAGGCCGAGCCAGAGGGAGTGAAGCAGGGAACGCAATGTCATCTTTGCACCTCGCGCCCATTATAACACGCTTTTGTCGGAGATGGGGCCAGACCCTAGATTCGATCTGGAGACGGTGGCAGATCAGTGGCGGGAATTTCTTCAACGGGTACTTCTTCAACCCACTCGCGCCACGGATTGAACGAGCGATGGATACGATACCCCTTCGTTTCTTCGAGTGTGGATGGCACCGCCCGAATCGTGCGCGTCTCGCCAGGTGCCAAGAAAAGAACCTGATTGCCAAGTCGCACCTGCAACTCCAATGCGTTGCAGTTAGTGATGGTTGCGGTACCCGAATCCCAGCGGATCACTGGGTCTGATGGGTCCGAATCGCAATAGTCTGTCATTTTACACCTCGTTCTGATTATACACGATTTTGCGCCGACGTCGGTGCACTACGCGGACCACGAATCCGCGAACCTGAGGCCACAAGCCTCCCAGGAGACGATCAAATGTCAGATTTCGACCCTTTGGAGATGGACATGTCCACGCTCGACACAAGCGAGCCTGAGACGGAAGACACTCCCGCTGCCGAATTGGACGACACATCCGAAACGGAGCAAACCAACGACGAGACGGTAGCCGACGCTGAACCCTTGGGTGAAGCCGAAGCAGAAGCCGATGGGAACGAATCGCCGTTGGACGCAGAATTGCACGAGTTGGGATTCCCCGACCTCCCCGCAGACCTCGCAGCCGATCCCGGCACGCACAAGCGGTGGCTCGACACGCAGAAGGGCGTCAAGAACATGCTTGATACGGTACAGCCGTATTACAAGTACGTCAAGGCGCTCGAAAACCCTGAGACCCAGGCTGAAGCGTTCGAGGCACTGTTCCAGGCGACCGGATACCGTCCGGCAGGCGTCACACCAGACGCCCCGGCGGAGACGGAACTGGAGGACTTCGAGTATCCCGGTGAAAAGCTCGCCTACGAACGAGCACTTGCCGAGATGGAGAGGCGGTACGGGCCCACGCTCAAACAAGTTGCAGAACAACAGACGCAGACGGCGCAGGAACGGGCGTTCGCCTCAAAGGTGGACAAGGAAGCCCCTGCCGTGATCGGGTACTTCGGGAAAGCCGAAGGGTTCTCGGTCACGAAGGACATGGTATCCACAGCGATGCGACAGCATCCAAACGTGGACGTGATCCAAGCCGTGAAGATGGCGCACATCGACGCGTTCATTGCCCACAAATCGGGCAAGAGCGCGAAGAAGGGACCGGAGATGCCGTCCAGCGGTGGGAGTTCGTCAAAGGGCATGGCCCTGCCGAACATCGCACCAGAGGACTACGCCGACCTTACAGCCGCGCACATCACCAGCGTCATGGACATTCTGCCTGACTAGTTCGACATCCCATCGCCATTTGACACTCCCTTGGAGGGAAAGTAATGGCCATTTGGGCAGGCGCATACGCTTCGCGCTACGCAGAAGCGAAACTCATCAACCAGTTGTGGCAGAGCAAATCTGTCGCTATCATTCGACGCAAGAACGGACTGCTCTACGCGGTCCTCGACAAAGCCGAGCCGGGTGCCGAGCCTCTGTCGGTGAATTGGAATCGCGAGAGCAAGGTCAGCGGACTCAACATCCAGTTGAATCTGATGGGCCAACTCAAGACGATTGCCACGGTAGCCGACGGCACGGCTGAAACCACAACGTGGACTGGGACCATCATCCCGACCACGGTGTTCGCGGCTGTGACGTTGCCGCTCGTCCACTTTGCCGACGCGGAGTACTTCCCGTCGTCCGAGCGGATGCGGTTCACCGGTCCCGAAGTGCGCGGCACCTCGTGGATCGAAGAGAAGATGAACTACCTGATGCTCTCGTTTGAGAACACATTCGGTACGGCCATCAACACTTCGACCGCGAACGAGCCGGGACGCACGTCGGTCTGTCCCTGGCGGCATCAGTTGTCCACGGGCACGGCTGCGGACAGCGCCAACTACCGAACGTACGGTCTTGACCGCAACACGGACGACAACGCCGACTTCCGAGGCATGGTCACCACTTCGGTGGGCGACTTGACCCTCGCGAAGATCCAGGAGCGCATCAACGCGATCCGGGTGAACGGCGGCAACCCCACGGTTGGCAGCGCGGCACTCGCGCTGTACGGCAAGATCCAGGCGCTCGTCGGGGCTTACACCCACACCACGTACGACGAAAAGTGGAGCAAGTTCGGGAGCGAGTACGTCAAGTTCGGAAACACGACGTTCATCCTGGAGAACCGGCAGGAAACGACCACGGTCGGACTGTTCGACCCAAGTTCGTGGCAACTCTGGAGGAACACCGAACCCTTCAGCGCCTCGGGCATCGTGCAAGACCCCAGCCGGGTTGCGACGCACGTCTTGCCGTGGGAAGCATGGATGGGCTTCTACTGCAAACAGCCGAATATCAACGGCATGTTACTCGGGTGTACTTCCTGACGGTAGTGCTCACTGAATGAAGGTAAGGGGGGTCTAACCAGCCCCCCAACTCAGACATGACACTAACCGATCTTAGAACCTCGCTCACGGACGCGTTGGTGTTCTTGGACAACTCCAAGATCGACGCTACAGGCCCTGACCTGACCACCCAGCTCAACTGGGCGATCCGCGAGGTGGGCAAGCGTCTGTACCTGTACGACCCGCGAATCACGTTCACGCTGACCGCGATTGCCAACACGAACTCCGCGAAGTTCAACATCAGGGACGTGGACACGCCTGTCGTTTCAAGGAAGGTGGTGCAGCCCCACGTCGTGTGGATCAGCGAGTACGCGTGCAAGGACTATGAGGGGAAACCCGGCCTTATATCGCTCAGTCAACTCAACGTCTTGCGTCCGAAGTGGCCCACCGAGTCCACCGGAACACCGTCGTATGCCGTTTACCTCGGCAACGGGAAGCTCCTGCTGTCCCCGCCCCCGTCGTCTGCGGGCTCAAACAATTTCATCAGCGGGACGTACATGCCTGCCGACATGACGCACGGTTCCGACGACGCCGAGGAGCCAGACATCCCCGAGGAGCTTCACGAGTACCTCGCGTGGGTGTGCGCGGCGAACGTGGCGGAACCTACGGCCACCACCCAAGAACAACTTTCAATCATGAACCGATATTTAGCGCGTGCCAACACTCTCATCGAGGGCATCGCGCTGGACAACCGCAACGCCATCGAAGGGCCTTGGACCGACAGCGGGGACGCGTATCCGAGGTTCGTCTGTGCCTAGAATCGGACCCTTCCTTGGCCCCGTAACTGGAATTGACGCTGGTTCCATCAAGAACGAGAACGCCCAGGACGTTCTGAACACGCGCTACGAGGACGGCAAGATTCGTCCGCGTCTGGGTTACGAGAACATCTCGGCGGCGCGAACCGGGCATCTGGCGGCGTGGGGTGCCGAGTACCTACAGGGTTATTCGGGTGTGGACACCGTAGAGGAGTTCGTCACCATCGAGGACGACGGGCAGGCGATCCGTCCCTTCCACCGGGAATGGAACGGCACCGGCATTGCTGAGATCACGAACGCCGGGACGTCTCAGCAGCTCGCGGTGGGGATCAAGGCGGACGGCGGGTGGAAAGCTACTGTTTTTGCGGGTGATTCGTACTGGACGAATCCGAATGACCGGGATGGTGGGAACGTCTACCGGCACGAGGTTGGGAACAACAACTCGTGGAGTCTGCTGGACGTGCCGACCCCGCCAACTGCGACGCTAGTCCCCAAGGTTACGCTTGCGGGGAACTCCACGTCCTACCCCCAGTACAGCTTTGCCGGGATGGACCCCACAAGTGCGACCGACATGGCGGTAACCGGGCTGGCGCAGAACGCGGGCGCGTTTCTTGACTCCACGAACCAGATCAACCTGTTTCACACGAAGCTCCCCTCTGGTTCTGGCACGGGTGCCGAATGCACCGTTATTATTGACCTGAACGAGTGTACGGCTGGCGTAGCCGACTGGTCTTACAACGACGTGTTCGCGTTCTCGCTGGCGGCTCCGATCAGCACCCTCATGTTGGCTACGGACTCGCTTGAGGTGTACTTCATCAACAACGACGGGACGCCCGTGAACCTGAACCCGTCGTCCATTCAGCGTGAGAGGATCGCATCACCGTCGGCTTACCAGTGGGTGTTCCGTGCCGACTTCAGCGGCAAGGTTCGGGCCGACTGGGACAACGTACGCAAGATCGTCCTCAAGTACCGTGTGACCAGCACGGCGGCTACGACGCTGGTGAATCGCCTGACAATTGCCAAGCCGGTTCTCGGCGGTGTGGACATTCTCCACGGCTGGCCCACGTCCCGCGACCCGCTGTCCATGCGGAACATCCCCATCGGATATTCGCACTACTACTCGGGTGGTCGGATGGAATCTGCCATCGGCGGGGTCGTGTACCTTCCCCATACCTCAGTCAAGGGTTCGTCCCCGTACGCTGGTTTGGGCGGGCTGGGCGTATGGGTGACACTCACGGGCACGGCGTCTGGCGATTCCAACGTGGATCAGATGCGCTTCTACGTACAGATGGCTGAGGGGAACTGGCGCAGACTCGCAACCGTCCACGAGACGAACACCACCATCTACCGCCACACCTACGCCGAACTGCTAACACTGGACGAGTTTGCTGTAACGGGAAGTACATTCTCGAATATCGTATGCAGCACGTCTATGAAGGGCTGGATGGTGTGGGGCGCTCGCGGCGGGCTCACGAACGTCAAGCACTCGTACGTCGGCCAACCAGAACGACTCGCGAATGTCGAGGACGACTTGGACTTGAACCGTGGCAACTCGTTCACGCTTGCGGACAACCAAGCCGACGAACCCCAGGCCATGCACGCGGTGGGGAACGTGCTCATCATCCTGGGCAAAGAGGGTGCCCACGCACAGGTGGTTCCAGACAGGCCGTACACCGCGACGCCCCCCAAGCGTTTACCCGGTTCGTTCGGTGTCGCAAACCGATTCGCTTCCGCCGTTTGGCGGGACGATTCGGGCAACCCCGGCGTGGTGTGGCTGTCCCGGCACGGCGACGGCGTTTACTTCGCGTCGGTGCGCGAGGACTTCGACGCCAACACCGGCTTTGCGGTACACGAGGTTACGGCACCGGTTCGGGGGACCATCCGTTCGTTCCTCATTGACGGGCAGCGCAGTCTGTGGACCGCCTTGGGCGCACGCACAGACGAGGAGAAGTTGGCCCATGCCAGATTAGGCATAGACGAGGCCAGAGACGCCCTGTGGCTCATCCTGGGGCAAAGGGCGATGGTTCTACGACGTCCCTCCATCGTGGACGGCAACAGATACTGGGAGTTCTACGAGTACAACACCGGTTCCGACACTGTGACGATCAAACATTTGGCATTCTCGAACAGACGGATGCTCAAGTGGATTCGTTCCGACGCGAACTTCGACGGGGTGGAACAGCACCAGGCACTTGACCCCATCTCCAGGCGGCGGGGTGGAGGGCGATCCACGTCCTACGACGACGACCGACCAATCGAGGGCATCTACCGCGACGGTGGGAGCGCCATGCCCGTCGGCTACTGGCACTCCCGCACGTTTTCTGGTAAGAACCGACGCATTTTGCGGTGCCGCATTGAAAAGGCGGACTCTGGGGATCAGCCGACGCTTCGGGTGTATTCGACTCGCCACGCCTCTGACGAACTGACGTTCGAGCGCAACTGGGTGAGGCCGGGGATTCTGGCAGAAGGGTGGGAACACTCGTTCAAGATCGGCATTGACGAAGCCATGGCGTCCTTCGACGGGTTCGAGTGGGAGGAAGCGCGACTTGGGAACCGGGTGACCTCGTGAGGCTCCCGTACATTCAAGGGTTAGACCCGGTGTTCCAGAAGGAACTTGACCGAGTTTTCGCGGTTTACGACGCGAGGATAAACTACCTCGAGGACCGATTGGAGTCGGTGGAGAGACGTCCGATTGCTTCGGACAGCTCATGGACTCCCGCAAATCTGACGCAGGAGTACGACCTCGTGGCGGCGGTGGTTCTCACGACGAGCGACCTCAACCAAGTCCACCTCGTGAACTGCACCGTTGCATCAGACATGACGCTCCCAACCGGCTACACGGGCGCGTGGATCGAGATTCAGAACCGTGGAACGGCGGCTATCACCGTAAAGAACGCGGCGGCTGCAACGATTGCCACGGTGAAGCAGTATCAGCGGGCGCACATCCCGGCCCTTCAGAACTCCAGCGGCGCTGACGTGTGGCCTACCGTTGTCCCCGTCTCGGGTTCCAGCGGCGAGACGTACACCCTAACCGACGTCATCCTCAGAGACGACACCAAGGGCATCCAGTGGAAGGACTCTGCCGGACACTGGTGGAGAGCAACCATCGCCACGACCGGCGCACTCACGACGGCTGACCTCGGGACAACCGAGAGCGCCCCCAACGAACCCGTACTATGATCCCCTGAAGGACAAATGCCTTTACATCTCATAACTACCGACATAGGGGTTACGGTTCAGGCGTACAGCGCAACCACGGTGACGGGTTCTGGCGCGTCGGGCAGGGTTGCGTACTTCGACGGCACGAGCACGCTGACGGGTGCGACGACGTTCACATTCGTCTCGCCAAACCTGACCTTGCCGACTGGCGGTGACATCAGGCCATCCGCAGACGGGGTTGCCGCCCTCAACATTGCCGACGTTGCAGGGACAAACATTCTCACGTTCGATACGACAAACAAACGTATCGGCATCAACACGACGGGAACCATAAATCACGCGCTGGAAGTTGTCGGGAACATCTTCTTGAACATCGCGGGTGGCTCTATGTACCTGAGTACCACCAAGGCCCGAATCAGCGCAAACGCTACCACGGGGGCGTTTGACTTCAACTATAACTCGGGGTCTACGGGAGCCTGGAACTTCTGGGGTGGCGGCACTACATCTTTGTTCAGCGTAGCCAATACGGGGCAGGCCGCACTCCCCACCACAGGTTCAGGCGCAGGCATCCTCATCGGCGGGGACGTCCAGATATACAGGAGTGCGGCTGACGTTGGGTACACGCCCGACAAGTTCCAAATCGGGGGCGAAGTCGAACTGGACGGTGCGCTGAACCACGACGGCTCAACGTGCGGGTTCTTTGGAGTCGCACCCACCACGCGCCCATCGGCGTACACCCCAACGAACGTGACGGCAGACAGGGCGTGGGACTGCAACGCAACGACGGTGGAGGAGCTTGCTGACGTAGTGGCTACGCTCGTTGCCGATCTTCAACTCTTGGGACTGGTGTCATAAAATGGCGATCTTCAAATGGGATGAGGCGGCGAAAGTCGCAAAGGTAGTAGAGGCAACGTGTTCTAGCCGTGGATACACAGAAACGGTTGACGACGGAGCAGGGAACCAGGTGCCAAACATACCACCCGCACAATGGGCGAGGCGGTGGTGGCAGAACGAAATGCGCGCGGAGGTGCGGAACTTTGAGCAAGCGAACATCATCAAGTCAGGAACCTACAGCAACACCCTCGGAAACGACTGATCTCAAGGCGCTCGTGGAAGCCGACAAGCGCGAACGCGAGGAAGGGTTCGGCAGGGCAATCGAAGCGGCGTCGAAGGAGTTCCGCTGCGGACTGGTGGGCATGACGGTCATCCGTGGCAACCAGATCGAGGCGACTGTCCAGATCGTTGCACAGGACTGATGGAGTTCGTGATCTCAGACGGCTGGCTCCGCGTTACAAACGACGACGTAGAGGTGGCTCGTTGCCGCATCGTGGAGAATGACGGCTTGGTGTGCGTAGGTGCGCTCACCGTTGATTCTAGCGCACCTTACGGCACATTCCTGCGGGTTTGTCGTGAAGTTATGAGGCACGCGGGTGAGAGGGGTGTGCGAATCGTCGTAGATTACGGGCCTCAGATGGAACGTTTGGTCAAGGTGTACGCCCGTTTTGGCGGGACGTGCCGTGGGATCGTCATGGAGAATAGATAACGTGGGACAGGTACTCGACAGCCTCGTCGGGGGGCCACAGCAACGCGCGGCAAAGTCGGCTGACAAGGCATACGCCAATCAGAACGAGATCTTCAAGAAGATCGTCGGGCTGTTCGACACGAAGCTCGGCAAGATCGGCAGCGCCGAACAGGGTGGGCTCTGGAACGCGGACAAGCAGATTGCGCTTGCCGACGAGTCGCTAACCCGCAACGAGGGCTTGAAGCGTCAGCAGGACGCCGGTGCGGCAAGGACGATGGGCTACAGGCCCGGTGACACCGAACCCATCACGAAGGATCGCAACACCTCGCAGGACTTCGACCTCCAGCGCAGGATGCAGAGCTTCGGCATCAGACAGCAGTCCATGCAGAACCTCTTGAACGCGTACAACCAGATCAACCCCAGCGAGTTGCAGGGTGCGGTTCAGGGGTACGGGCAGCAGGGGCAGATGTACCAGCAACAGGCTTCCGCGCCCAACCCTCTGCTTCAGGCGGCTACGATGTACGCCTCGGGCGGTGGATTCGGCGGCGGCGGCGGTGGGTTCAATATGGGCGGCATGGCCAACAAGCCGGGTTCCAGCATTCCCAGGAACAAATAACATGGCAGATCAGCAGTTCTTCGGCCCGATCCCCCTGCCTCCGATCCTCTCGGAGATAGACAAGCCCCACAAGTGGTACCTCGGTGAACAACTCGCCAAGTCGGCGGGCGCTCAGGCGAACGTGGACCAGTACGTGCAGGACTTCGCACGGGGGAACGGACCACGCGACATCTTCAACAAACAGAAGAAGGGCATCTCGCAGATGTACGCGGCCCAGTTCGAGGCTGAAACCCAAGGCGAAATCCAGAAGGTGGCCGGTGGTTACAAGAACCCGAAGGACGTGCCCGATCCAGCCACGTTTGAGGACCCCGCATCGTTTGGCGGGCTTGCCGAGAACCAATCCCAGGATGACGGCATGGAAACCGGCCCGTGGATTGCCGACAAGGTTAGTCGTGGCGAACCCGTGGGCATCCAAGACGTGCTGAACCGCATGAACCAGGCACGTTCACAGGCACCCCAGTACCAGGAACCGAGTGCGCCGAAACTCAACGGAATCGCGCTGCTCATCTCTGCGCTAGGTGCGGCGGCAAACCCGCGTCAGGCACAGGAGATTTTGGCCCAACCGTTCGTAGGCGCTCTGATGCAGCGAAACGAGAAGGCGGCAGAGGCCCAGCGACGCTACGTACAGGCGAAGGAAGCCCACGACGGGTCGCTAGAGCAGTTGAAGATCGAGTTGCAGAACGCCGTGCGCGAGCAGGGGCGCACTGATGATGAGGCGCGGTACCAGCAGGGACAGAAGGATATTCTCGGCAGGGAACAGCGCGGGGACGCCAGAGAGGACGCCCGTGAACAGCGTGGAGTCGCTAGAGACGAGGCTCGTGACGCACGCGCAACTGCCGCGCTTCAGCAGAGATGGGATCGCGAGGACTTGGAGAAAACCGAGAAGGGCAAGCAGGAGTCAGAAGCGGCTCGCGTGAAGTTGTCCCAAGACTTCGGGAAACTCGACCCCACGGTGCAAGCGGCATACGCCAAGGATGAAACCTCCATCTACTACGGGTTGAACCCACGCACCGTCTTGACCCCCGACGAGAAGTTGAAGAACGAGAGCCTGAAGAAGACCGAGTTGATGAATCGGTTCCTGCCTGAGAAGTTGCAACAGGAACGCGATGCGCGACAGAAGGCCATTGACAAGCCCGTCAGCGCGGGCCGTGGCGGCGGCGGTGGTTCGCGTGGCGGTTCCAGTACCACGTCCGCTGGCGGCGGCAGGCCACTCACGGCAAGCGCCTACGGGGACATCAAGGGCAAGGAGATCAAACTCAAGGCCGAAAACCGTGGGTTGAGGACACTGCACGCCCAACTCCGCAAGTTGTACGACGAGACGCGCAAGGGCAAAAGGCCGGGAGACACTGTGCCAGGGTGGGTTGACAAGAACAGCAAGACTGGAACCTACGCCGAACTCTACCAGTTCCTAATCCAGACCGCTTCCGAGATTGCGGACAACGACATGACGATCAAGGAATACGTTGCCATGCGCGGCGGCAAGTAAGCCATGCCACAGTTCATCTCAGGCATCACGTTCGACAAGAAGAAGAAACTCCCGTCCTCCACGGACCTAACGGCGACGTCCCGTCCTGCCGACCCCATGAAGGGGATAGACCCGTACGCCAAGCCCGTAAAGGCCCCGTTCCAGGCCAAGCCGTCAGGCACGCAGATACTCCAGCGCAACCCGTCCACGCTCGAAGGCGCAATGGCGAAGTTGAACGCCGAGTACGGCGACCGCATGGACGACACCACGCGGAACGCTTTGAAGTACACGCTTCAGAGGTTCCTTGCAGAGCGTCCCGACTTCAAGGGCGACTTGCTGGAAGCGGCGAAGGGCGCACAGGTGTTGTTGCCCGAGAAGGGTCCGTACGCCAAGCCCATGCCAACGCGGAACACGGGTGCCGCCCAACTCGACGCGGCGTACTTCAGGGTGTACGGGAAGCCGTTGACGCTCAAGGAGCGCAACCGCCTACTCAGAACCAAGTCCATCTCTGGCAAGGGCACGCTTGCCGAGGAAGTGCTGGCGCTTGACGCCTCGCAAGCCGTGACGGGCACTGAAATGAAGGGGCTGCTCGGCATCGGAAAGCCGGGAACGTCCGATCACAACCCCAACGATCCATTGCAGGTGCTGGCAAAGAAGTACATCAAAGACCCCGTGGTGAACGCGGGTCGCTGGGCAGTAGATAAGACTATCCAAGCGTCCAACCCACCTGCTGGCGCAGAGTCAGAGGCGGGCCAACAGCGGATGAGGGACGTTGCCACGTTTGTAAACCCCACGGAACTCGTTGGACAGATTGCGAGTTTCGATCCCGTCGCGACAGGTATGGTGATTGCTGGCGCAGGCGGTATCGGGCGCTACGCCAAGGAACTCGCCGTTGGCAAGGAAGCAACTCGCGACGCATTCTCCAAAGCCGCCGCCAAGTACACGCCGCGCGTAGGCCCAGGCTTCGACACGACGGTTACCATTCCGAAACAGGAAATACCCAAGTTCACCCCGAAGGTGGAGCCGAACTACGCCCCCGGTGAGACGCCCAACCTTGCAGGCATGGCTAAACCCAGGGTGGTGGATGGGGGTAAAATGGGGCAAGATGCGACACGACCAGTACCCAATATTCAAGCCGGTGAAGCCAAGCCGGGACAACTGGTATCCATACCGACCAAACTGGTGGAAAAGACTGGCGGTGG